TTTGCATCTCTTTATGCTTCATCGTATCAGCCATTTTTGATTTATGAACATTTGCCTTATTAGCAAGATTTGCATAATGACCGCTTGCTTTGTCATATGTTTTCATTTTCACTGCTCTTTCTGGAGCATCTCGTTGTTGGTGTGGCATTTTGGCAATTCTGTTTTTTTCTGCATCAAAGGCTTGCGAGCGAGCTGATGCAGCTTTGGCGGTGCGCTGTAATAATTCAGAAGATAATTCATCAAGTTCTTCGACGTCTTCTTTACGCAGAAGTTTGAAATCATGGCCATCAATTTTGCCATTCTTATTCTTGTCAATTTTGTGTTGGTTGCCTTTTAGCTCTTCCTCGACCTTAGACTTCTTTTCGTCTTCGTCTTCATCTTCATCTTCTTCGTCTTCCATGTCTTCCATGTCTTCTTCATCTTCGTCATCCATTTTCTTATGGCTGGATTCGCCGAACATAGAAGCGCCAATTTCAGGACGTAGGGCTTCGATTGCGTCGTATGCGCGAACTTGAAGTTGAGAGTTTACAATTTCTTGGAACTTGAGTGCATTCTCTTCAATCGCTGCATAAATTAATTCTTTGATGTCTTTCATGGGGTTTCCTTTGTTAAAGTAACACTATATTTAGTAAATTATTCAACTTATTGTTGTTGTTCTGGTGGTGGTTCTTGCTCGCCTTGCTGACCAGCTCCAGGAGGTGCGTTCGGATCTTGGCCAGCATCAATTAATGCTTGTTGTAGATTAATATTGGCTTGATGCTCTTCGCCCAGTTCTTTATCAATCTGTTCTATTTCTTCTTCTGACTGATGTAAAACTTTGGCACGCATATATTGGTGAGAGTAATACTTACCGACATATGGTTCCATTTGCTGAGCTAATCCCAAACGATTTGTTAGAATTTCAGCTTCTTTTAATTCTGTAAAGTAACCATCACGCATAAAGTCAAAACGAATATTGCTAAAGATTTCATTTGATTCTTCTTCAGAGATAACTCCTTTGAGAATTAATTGTTTCTTTAATGCTTCTTTGAATAGATTAGCAAAACGTAGACGCATACGGTCGATGAACTTGCCGAACTTCAACTCATCGCGAGTAATCTCAGCAGCACGACCAAGGTTGAATCCACCCTCGCTTTCTAGACGAGAAACTGGAACACCGAGTGATTTGTACATCTTCTTCTGGAAGTATATGACGTCTTCAATTTCGCCAAGGTTCTGACCGCCAGGAAGTGTAGTAATTTCTGTACCCTTGCCACCTTCGCGACGTGGAAGCCAGAAGTCTTCTAGCATCGTCATAAACTTACGGTCGTCGCGGATGTCACCAGTTGTAGCATCGTAGACCAGACGGTTCTTGTGACGAACCATCATGTCGCGCAGATATTGTTCTGCTTTGATCTTAGGTAGATTACCAACATCGATATAGAAAATACGACGCTCAGGAGCACGCGAAATACGATAGATTACCGTTGCGTCTTCTAGTGTGCGTAGTTGGTTGAGTGGCTTGATTGCTTTGTGTAAATACGAAAGTACCATTTGATTAGAAGCATCCATTAGACCAGATGTCACGTGAATGATTGAATCAGTAGCAATACGAATACCAGTTGAGCCAGCAGCAGCTGGTTGATAGCTTGTTGTGCTTACGCCAGCACGAGTACCGCCAGAAAAACCACGCTCAGAATACATGTAGTATTCTTGTTTAGTTTCTGTTGTATGGACTTGCTGACCTGCAGTTGATGCTTGTGAGTTTCTACGAACTCTCTTAATCTCGCGGATCTTACGGATCTTGCGCGGATCGATGTAGCGAATTTCTTGAATGCCTTCGCGTGGGTTCTGTACGTCAATAATCGCATGATAGTATAATCTACCATCAATATACCAACGACGAACGATTTCGTAGCCACTGTTATTAAAGTCTAACAACTGAACGATAGTCTTAAACTCTTCACGAATCTTATCTTTTACTTTGTTACCAAACTCTAGATCGTCTAGGTTGATATCAACTAACTTATAGTCCGAGTCGTATGATACGAACTCGTTTACAATATCGTCAATCGCGGATTCAACTTCTGGTTGAAGTGACATCTCGCGATACTTGGCAACTAGATCTGATTCAGTACGAGCTGAACCTTCAAGATCTAGGTATGTGCCAAAGACGCCACCTTCCGCTACAACAACCGCACCGTCATCTTTAATTTCGGGTGCAAATGTTACTAAGCGATCAGGTTGCGCCTTCTCTTCTGCTTCTTTCTTTCTTACAATTTCAAAACCAAACAACTGAGCCATTATATTTTTCTCCGACTGGAAGGAACGCTACACATTATATGTAGCGTTCCAAATCAAGTCATTTTTTACTGGATAATTTCGTCATCGGCTACAGTCCAGTAGTCGAATGAGAAGTCTACAGTATATTCTTCAATTTGATCACCACTATCCCAGCTTAGATCAATTGTCGAAATAGCAACTGGGAAGATGTTTACGAATTGATAGCGACGTATTTCTGAACCATCCTTACCAAACTGAATAACATCAGCAGTCGTGCGATAGCTAGGAACGCTTCTTAGATTGCTTTGATTGCTGTTGATAGCTGAAGACCACGCTTCCATAGCACGACGAACCGCAAAGTTTTCGTCGTTCATGACAGTTACAGTCCAGTTATCAAAAGATCTGCTACCAGCAACTTTGATTCGGCGACCGAAATAAGGAATTTCAATCACACCAAGAGTTGAAGCTGGTATTTGAGCAGCACGAACCATATAACGAAGTGTTTCATCACCAACTCTAGAGATAGGGTTGATCATTGATACTTCGAATAGTGACGGTCTTGCACCGTCACCAATCATGTTTTGTCTAATTTCATTTACATTAAATGCCATTTCTTATGCTCCTTGAACGATTTCGTTAAACTCAACACCAGAGCGTATAGCGATAAAATTCAACTGGATGAAGTTAATCGAACGAGCTGGTTTAATATAAATGTCACCAACAAATTCGTTACGATTAATTACTTCACTTGTGTTGTTGGTAGTGTCGCAAATTACTTTGAAATCGGTAATGCCTTGGCGACCTTGTATTTCACGTAGATATGGCTCGACTAGGCTCTTGAACTGCGAGCGAGTAAACTCGTCGTTAAATTCGAACAGAGCAAATTCTGCAGCAGTAGAAATCGCTTTCTCTAGTACGATGAATAGACGGCGAACGTTAATGCGGTCAAACGCGGATGGTTTAGCTAACATTGTTTTGTCACCGAACAGAACAGTACCACGTCCTGGGAAAGTAACAACTGGGTTAATACCATTCTTGTAAAGCAGATCACGCTCAGCTTGGTTCGGATTGAAGTTTAGCTTGACTAGATTCTTAATCTGACCACGAGTAAAACCAGCTGGTGAGAACCATGGGTCACGAGTTTCGTCAGTTCTTGCGCATAGACCAGCAATGTCACCGTTTAGTGGGATGTAGCGATAGATATCATTATAGCGATCATACTGATACTTGTAACCAGAATCGATTACAGCGTAAGAAGTAGATGTTAGCGTATTGCGGAAAGTTACGATAGAATCAGCTGAAACCGAACGAGTTGGCGAAACAAAAGCCACACAATCTTTACGAGTTTCAGCGATATTATCGATTACATAGTTAGCAACATCTGTGCTTGCTCTGCCAGTCATAATCAGAGAAATATCAATAACGTTCTTTTCTTTGAATAGATCGTATGCAGTACCAAGATTTCCTAGTGTAACCGAACTTTCAGTCGAAGTATCGACACCATTCGAGAACGATAGAGTCATTGGTAGAGTTTGAGCTGAAGAAGCTACATTTGCAGCAACATTAGCTGTTGCACCAACACGATGATTAGCCCAGTAAATATACTCAGAGTCAGTTTCAATTACATCTTTATAGTAAAGAGTCTGACCATTTTCGCCTTTAGCGTTTGTAGCGCGGGATAGACCTTCAAATACTTCTAGAACAGTATTCTTAGCACCGCTGAATAGACCATCTTCGTCAACAACTACAACGTGTAGTTCGTCGTTTGCCGAAGTATTACCAAACTCAGCAACAAAGGTTGACTGTCCTGGAGCTTTATCTACTTCATTGTAGAATTCCCAGTAGCGAGTTAGTGCGTTTGAAGAGTTAGCAGTCGCGTTGGCAGAACCAGTAAACTTGCTATCGAAAGTAATTACAGCTTGTGCACTGAATACGCTGGCATTACCAGTTTCAACAGCAGCACCAAGAGAAGCTACCTTTAGATATTGGCTCTGACCATTTACAACTAGATAATCGCCGACTTTAATTTTACCGATGATGCTTGTAGCAGAAGTATTAGCAGCAGTGTTCGATACAGCAGAAACAACTCTTAAGTTAGCAGTTAGGCTGTTTGGAACAAGTGTTAGTGTGCCTTCAATCGTGGCTGAACCGTCTGTCATGTCTAGAGCATTGCTATAAGCATTTGCCGAGTCACAAACAGAGATCTTTAGTGAATTACCTAGTGTACCAGCATAGCGAGCGTAGTAAACAGCGTTAGCGCCAGCAGAAATACCATCTTCATAATCTGCTAGATTTTTAATTTGAATCGTAGTTTCAGCAGCTGTGTTAGCCTGTGCGTTTCTAGCAGCTGTATCGATAGCACGAACAACGTATAATGCGTTGCCATACGATAGGAAGTTAGCTGCTGTGTAGAATGTTTCGAAATTGTCTGCGGTAGGCTTACCGAAAATCTTTACAAGAGAGTTTTCAGAACTGACTAACACACGTTCCTCAGCTGGACCCCAGCCAAAGACGCCTGCAAACGCACCAACAGAAGCGGAAACTGCTGGTACAACGGTGGTCAGGTCAATTTCTCTTACATTGATACCTGGACTGACTTGGAATGCCATCTTGTTTCTCCTTGTTCAAAATAGAGCCAGAAATATAATAATATTTGTAATATATTTAGTAAAATACGGTTTTAGAAGAATAGTTCACGGTCGAATGCAGATATATGGACTTCATCTTCGAAGCCCATTCCATCGTCGGAGAAGAATGGTAACATATCGTCTTCCAGTTCTTTTTCTCGCTCTTCCATTAAGTTCTTTCTGACATCGGTTTCTAATAAATCTTTGAAATAATTTTGATTTGTCATCCAAGCAAATAATACCAAACACATAACAAG